CTACTGTCAGCGACATAATTAAGAAAGCAAGAAATTGGCATTCCTTTTTTAGTACCGCCATTAGTTAATATAGGTGTAGAAAACATAAACCATAACTTAGACACATAATTATAAATTCTTTCAGCCATTTCAGAATCATCAGAAAATACTTTTGCAACTCTATAGAAAGCTTCTTGAGGGCTTTGCTCTTTGTCAGTCAAGTAACGGTCTTTTAATATTCTGAGTCCTGCCTCTGTTAAATATGTGTCTCTGCTATAATCCATGTTTTCCCTATTTAGTTTTTTTAAGTTGTTTATTAATAATAAAATCTATGTACTGTTTGGCTTTCAGTAAATCCTGGACACCGTTTTTCTTAGTGTGTCTAAGTAGATACTTAATGACATTCCCAGTACAAAAATCCAATTTGTTAGCTATAATAAAATCTATTGGTTCTATTTTATGCTGCGTATAATGAGGAGGTTCTTTAATTAAATCTGCCATAAATGAATCTCCCCTGTTTTCATGTTGTAGTCTGTGTGTCTAAGGATTTTAGCAACACGAGCTTGTTGTAAAGCGTCATGTTCAAACAGTCCGTGTTTTTCAAAAGTTTTAACTACTAACTCCCACATCTTTTTTAATGGCATGTTTTTATTGTTAAGAATTTTCTGTGCTGTTACTTTTCCAACACCAGGTATTCCTGAAAATCCATCAACGGCATCACCTGTCATTGTTTGAATCATGTGCCACCAATCGCAATGCTTTGGAGCGTTCTTAGTTAATGTTTCACCATTATATAAATGACCTGGAATTTGTCTCAGGTCTTTATCAATAGAACAGATAATTTTCTGCTCACCCTTTGAAGGTTTGGTTGCCAAGATGCCCATGACATCATCAGCTTCTAAGTTAGGAAGGATTATAGCATCATATTCCTCAATTAGAAATTTACGTAAAGGACTCAATAAAAGAGGTTTACGTTTTTGTTTTCGATTATCCTTGTAGGTTGGCAAAACATCTTTTCGAAAATTGTTTCTATCAGTCAACGCTACAATTATTTTATCTGCATTTAGTTTTTCTTTAAAGTCTTCAATTTCTGAAGCTACTAAATATTTACCTTGTGTCTCTTCCGCATGAAGCGTCCAGAAACCATCACCCCAATGAGTGTCTACTTCAGATTGTACTGCGGCTTTATAAGCTACAATATCCCCGTCAATTATTATTGTCTTTTTCATTTCTATCCTTGTTGGTTATTTTTCTTGTGAGAAGAGCTCTGCTAATGGAATAAGCACACACTTAGAAGCGTGATGGTCACCCAACATTCTTGTATTTTTTGAAAACTTCTTAACTATCTTCTTCAGTTGCGAAACTTCAAATATAAGTTTGCAAAAGTCTTGTTTACCGTGGGCTAATATATGCACCCAATAGTCAGCTTCAGTTGCCTCTAGTCCACTAGGTTTACCCCAACTTTCTATTTCTATTGCGATGTTGCCAGTCTTGGCCCACCAGTCTCTTTCTGTTTTAACTTCTACTTTTGATTTATCTGCTATCAATAAGTTAGCTACTTGTTGTTCTCTATCTTGACCATACTTTAAATCTAGGTCAAACTTTTTATTAGCTTTTGTCATTAATGTGTTCCACTCCAATTTGTTGAGATTTTGTACTCGCCTGTTAAAGGCACTCTTAAATTAAAATGTTCGCCTGTTCGTTTGATACATTCGACAGCTAACTTTCCAACTTCTTCTGCTTTATCTTTAGGACATTCAATTTGTATTTCATCATGTACCCAAAGTACTTGTTGAACATCTTTAAAATTTTTGATTGCTTTATCAAATTCAATTAACCACTGCTTACAAACTACGGCTCCTGCACCTTGTAAAAGTGTATTCAATGCGCTGAAACTATTTCTTACTTTAATGTGTCTTTTATCAAGACCAATTAAGAAACCTCTTTCAGCAGAAAGTTGAACTTGTTGTATTAATTTACTTAATGCGGGTAAACTATTTAAGAAACGTTTCCTTACTTGAGCTGCCCCCTTATTAGATTTACCAGTTACTTCTGCGATTTTTGAAACGCCTGCTCCATAGAGCCAAGCATACAGAAACCTTTTACTTTGGTCACGAGTATCTAAACCCGCTAACTTTTGATTTTCAGTATGTATGTCACCGTTAACTACAACGTTAGCATAATCACCGTTATCAAATTTTGCTATGAAGTGGCCTAATAAGCGTAATTCGAGTCCGCTTACATCGCATCCTACTAATATTTTATTCTTAGGTACGGTAAATAATTCTCTAAACTCTTTACCATAAGGAACACTCACTGCGGGTACTTGTCCTAAGTTAGGATGCATATGAGTGGCCCTACCTGTTACTGCATTGTTAGTATTTACAGTTCCATGTAGCCTCCCTTGTTTTTCTAGTTTTAAATAAGCTTGTTTACCTTCGGCTAACATACCAATACGTTTTTCTAAAAGAAAATAACGTGCAAGTAATTTAGCTTCTGGAAAATCTAATGAAGTTAAAACTGTATCATCAACTTTTGGTAAACCATCATTTGTAAATACAGTAGGCTTCCAGTTGTACTTAGTCTTTAATCTGTCAGCTATTTGTCTACGACTTGATGGATTAAACTCTACCACTTTATCTTTTAGTGGTTTGCCAGTTTTTTCTGAAACTCTTTTAATAGTAATAGGCTTAAAAGTTTCTTCCATTTCTTTTTTGATATTGTTACGTTCACTAGATAACTCAGCGTATAGTTTGGTTGCTTTTTCTTTATCAAACATCACACCATATATTTCTTGCCTACTTATTAGTTCGGCTACAGCGTGTTCTATATCTAACGATTGGCCCAAAATTTTCTGTCCCAAAATCTTTTGATATAATGTATGAGTAACTTCTACGTCCTGGACACAGTACTCAAGCATTTCAGGTGTAAACACTGACCAATCAGTATCTATTTGTTGCTTATAATTTCCTAATCTTATTCCCCAAGCTTTAAGGCTGTGGCGATTAACTAAATTTCTAGGATAATTTATTGCATGTACACGCTTCATATCTGAGTCTGTTAAGTCAGACCAAATTAGACGTGTAGCAACTAAGGTATCAAAAACTTTGGCTTTAGTTTTAAATCCATATAATTTTTTAAGAACAGGAATGTCATATTTAATGATGTTATGTCCAATGATTAACTCTGCTTCCGATAATAATTTTAAAGCTTCGTTAACTCCTACTTGTATTATTTTATTAGAATCTATATCTTTTAAAACAATACAGTGGATGGTACTCACATCATTATATAAGCCATTCGATTCTAAATCGAACACATATTTCATATTTTAATCTTCTTTATTTTTAAAACGTTAACTGTTGGAATAGTGGTAACGTTGCCTACGTCTCCTAAAGTACCGTTGTCATTAAAATTAACATCAGCTGCAACAATATGTAATTCTTTGTCAGCTCTAATTAGCCATCCATTTGAAATACAAGTTGTACTTTTACTATTCATTGCGTCTTTTAAACTTAACCACTCAGCCGTTCCGTTTATATCTTTCCAATGTAAAGAAACGAATGGTGCGTTTAATATTTTTTTATTTATTGTTGGTAGTTTCATAATTAATGTAATGTTATTATTTCTATTTGAACTCGACATGCAGCTTCATCTAATATTGACATTTGACTTAGGACTGTCTCTGCAACATATTTTAATTGCAAAGAGGGAAGTCCTAAAACTACATCACAGTATGGATTTGCTTTAGCCCACTCCACTGCTGTTTGTATTTCAGCAGTAAGAGTCCAAATTTCTGTTAGTTTTATTTGACGTTTTCTTTTTGTTAATGGTTTAGAAATCATTTCTTTCCTTTGCTTCTTCAAGACAAGATGTGTCCTCGTTGAAAAACAAAGTTCCACACTTGCCAGTGTCGCCTGTGTGTCTATTTTTTAGAACACGGACAGTTGTGTATTTTTTATTCTCTTCGTCATTTTGGTCTCTCTCAAGTCCAATGACACAATCAGCAAGACCTGCAATGGCCGTGCTTCCTCTAAGAGAATTTAATGAAGTCTGCATCCCATCTTCATAACCTTTATTACCTTCGGGTCTTCTTAAGTGAGATACTAAAATTAAACCAATACCTGTCTCTTCAACTAAGCATCTAAGCTTAGTCATTGTGACATCTATTAGTTTACGTTCATCGTAAGTTTCTAATCCAGAAACGACAATACTAAGATGGTCAAGTATAACCCAACGTACACCAAGACCTTTAGCAAGATAACGAATTTTGGATAATAGATTTTCAGACTCGGTTGAACCGAAACTGTCATATAGATACAGCAAGCCACTACCCACTG